AGACTTTACACCATTATATACATTCCTATATGATAACTTAGATGAGTTTGCTACAGGTCATATTGCTGCAATTATTTTGATTATCGCAGAAGCACAATTCAAGGACGCTACTGTGGTAGACAAAGAAATAAACATAATGGCTATGTTTGTTAACATGATGAATGAATTATAATTATGTCAGAAAAAATTCTTAAATTTCCAGTAGCTATAGTTTTTAAAACTAGTAATCGAAGCAATGCTCGAACCAAGATAAAAACATATCGCAGAAAGAGTATCGATGATATACTCAGTGCAAAAAAATTAGTAGGAATACCAGAAAAAGCTGTGATATTGGAACTAGGCTTTGGTTCAGTATTCGAAGAAAAATACAGAAAAAAGTATAAATTATAATGGCAACAATATTTGATTTTATTACCGGAGTGACCAGCAAAAAGAAAGCTTGGTCAGAATGGAGTAGCGAAGAACAGAAAAAGTTTTCTCCATTTATTGTGAATCGTTGGTTGTCTATGAGAATGGAGCTTACAGATTTAGTTAACGAGCTTCAATGCTATACTATAGGACAATTAAAACCTAGAGACACGTATCGTTTGTATCATGAACTGCTTCCTAACGGTAAATCTTTTGCAAAGTACATAAAGGGTAAAAAAGCAGACAAATATGACGACAAACTAATCAAGCAGTTGTCAGATCATTTTCAGGTCAGCAAATCAGAAGCTACTGAATATGCAGAGTTATTAGGAAAGGCAGATTGTGATCAAATACTAACCATGTATGGATACACTGCAGCCGAAAAGAAAAAGATGATGAAAGGAATAAAATGAAAGTGCATACACAAAAACATTATGTAGGCAAAGATAGCTTGTATAAGTTTGCTGCAGATTGGGAACTTAATGCTTATGAATTTGATATCCTGAAAAGAATTGTGCGTTGTCGTCGCAAAGGCAACTTTGAACAAGACCTACAAAAAACAAAAGATGTGATTGATATATATCTTAAAGAATTCAATGACTAAAAAAAAGCCTGACCAAGTAGTAGATAATCCTGGCATTATGCCTTATACTACAAATGTTGGTGCCCCTGCTATACAAAAAGATGATGTGGATCTTTGGAAACAAAGAGGTGTAGCAAAAGTTAATCATCAATTCAAAACACGTTTCGAAGAACTCAAAAAACAATACCAACAACTTGTAGATGAGTTTGAATGGAATGATCTTGTGTATAATGCAAAATATTCGTTCGAGCCAATTATTGGAGAAACATATCATTTGTACTACAAAGGGGATGAACCATTTCTTTCATTGATTGCTCCAAACGAATGGAACAAACCTTATATTGGATCATTTACATTAGACAGTAATAATAAATGGATTAAACAAAAATAAATTTGGCAAATAGCAAAATTTTTCTTATATTATAAATAAAAAATGGCTAATCACGTACATACAAATATTAATATAAGATTCGAAGATACAAAAGCTCTTGACAAGTTTAAATTTGAATCGTTGCAATATGATCGATGGATGCGTTATCCAGATGAATCAGCAACAACCTATTGGGAGCGAATAGAAAATCTTCGTGATGCATATTTCAAGATTATATGTCCAGATGTAGAAAATACATACAATGACTTTATTGAAAAGCTCGGTGCCAAGTGGATATCATTTGATGATATAGATTTCGATGACACCGAAATGGTATTAACTATAACTTCAGCTTGGAGTCCGGCATTTGGGTTATTTGAAAGAATATACAAACATGTTGCTGAGCTAGACCCAGAAGCTAGTTTATTGATTACTTGGGAAGATGAAGGATTCAATTTTATCGGAGCAGCATCATATAACAAGAATGGTGATGACTTTGATGAATATGTTCCAAGCGAAGAAGATTTAGAGTTATTGTCATTCGAAGATCCTGATGAAGATCGTAGTGAGGAATTCTATGAATTGATTAGTGATAAAATGAGTGACTTGGTAGACTGTGTATTATACAATACTAGTTTCAAATTAAATACAGTAGATGAGTAAAGATAGTATAAATTATATCAACCCAGTATATAAACTTGCAGTTCGTGATGCAAAGTCGGTGCCACGCAGAATATCATATTCACAATGGAGTATGTATGAGCGTTGTCCGTTATCTTGGAAATTAGCATACATAGACGGATTAGCACCATTCACTGCTTCTATTGAGACTGTGTTTGGTACAGCATTTCACGAAACATTGCAACACTTCTTAACGGTTATGTATACCGAGTCAGTTAAAACAGCAGACAATATTAATCTGTCAGAATTGTTGTTAGACAATCTTAAAAAAGAATATGCCAAGTGTGTAGCAGAGAAAGATGGCGAACATTTTTCTAATCCGTTGCAATTAGCAGAATATCATGAAGATGGTGTAGCTATATTAGAATGGTTCAAGAAGCGAAGAGGTCAATACTTTTCAAGTCGTGATTATGAGCTGTTAGGCATCGAAATGGAGCTATGTACTCCAGCTTCAGCTAAAAATGATTCTGTGTATTGGTTTGGATTCATGGATTTAGTTATAAGACACAAGCCTACCAATACCATTGAGATATTTGATATCAAGACCAGCAGAATGGGTTGGAACAAGTATCAGAAAAGTGATTCATTGAAATCAGCTCAGTTAGTAACATATAAGACATATTTTTCAGAGCAATACAATGTTCCTAAAGAAAACATCAATGTAGAGTTTTTTATAGTGAAACGCAAGCTTCAAGAAAATTCAATGTTTCCTCAAAAAAGAATACAACAGCATAGACCAGCTTCTGGAACTGTTACTCAAAGAAAAGTGCAGAAGCGAATAGATGATTTTGTTGAATCTTGTTTTGATAGCGAAGGCAACAAGAATGCTGATCGTAACTATTTAGCTCTTGCAGGTAAAGGTGCAAAGAATTGTAAATGGTGTCCGTTCAAGACTGATTATGAAAATTGTCCTAAAGAGAACAGAATACGAGAATGAAAGTAGCAGTCATAGGAAACAAAGATTGGCAGAATAAACGCAAAGTGCAAGAAACACTTCGTCGATTAAAAACGCAGTTTGATGAAGTGCAAGTCATAGGAGCGGGAGGTAGTGAAGGAGCAAATAATATGGTTAGAAAATATGCTTTGGAGTTTGGAATGAATTACAAAGAATATAATCCTTCATATTCAGGATATAATTTGTATTCGGCTATGCCCAAGACATATTATGGTAAATCATATCATTTCAGTCAGCTTCATCACCGCATGAAACTTATTGCTGAAAATTGTGATTACATGATTATTATGACCAATGAAAACAAAATGGACCCTGTGCTAAAAACAGCATATAGCAATATTAATAAACTAAAAAAGCCTGTTGTTTTACTAGGCTGATATTTATATAAAAGTTACGAGGAGAATTAATGCAGTTACCGAAGTTACAGCCGTTAAAAGCTGATACGCCGAAAAAGAAAAAAATACTTTTATTAGGAGATGATTTTAGATTACCAAGTGGTATCGGAACCATCAGTCGCCAAATAGTTTTGAAGACAGTCGACAAGTTTGATTGGATTCAACTAGGAGCGGCACTCAAACACCCAGAGCATGGAAAAGGTGTTGATATATCACAACAAATACAACAAGAGACAGGAGTCGCAGATGCAGACGTTAAAATTATTCCATGGACGGGATATGGAGACAGAAACATATTGTTTTCTATCTTGAATCAAGAACGACCAGATTGTATTTTGCATTTTACCGATCCGAGATATTGGGGTTGGTTGTATGCATTAGAACATGAAATCAAAACCACATACGGCACACCTATTGCTTATTATGCAATATGGGATGACCTACCATATCCAATGTGGAATGCCCCGTTTTACGGTAGTTGCGATATGGTGATGGGAATCAGCAAGCAATCAGACAATATCCATAGAGAAGTGCTTAAACAGAATGGATTCGACGTTTATGACTATGATAACGACGAAACGGATAATAAAGGTATCATTACCGGCTATGTCCCACACGGATTAGACCATGAAGTGTATAAACCATTAGACAAAGAAGATGAAAGATACAAAAAAATGTATCATGACATCAAACAAAAAAATTGTGCGGAATTTGTGGTGTTTTGGAACAACAGAAACATCAGAAGAAAACAACCAGGAGATGTGGTGTTAGCATTTAAGATGTTCAATGACAAATTAACTGCAGAACAACGAAGCAAAACATTGCTGTTAATGCACACTACACCAACAGACGGCAACGGAACTGATTTAAGAGCAGTAGCAAAATATGTAGCTCCTGATTGCAAAGTAGTATTTTCTGAAGCCAAGCTAGCCCCAGAAGATCTCAATGCAATGTACAATGTAGCTGATGTAGTAGTGAATATTGCTAGCAACGAAGGTTGGGGACTAAGTAGCACAGAAGCAATGTTGTCAGCAACTCCTATCATAAACAATGTTACTGGAGGTCTTCAAGATCAATGTGGATTTGTAGATGAAGATGGAGAATGGTTGAGATTCAACAAAGATGTTCCAACTAATCATACGGGTAAATTTAAAAAGCACGGAAGATGGGCACAACCAGTATTTCCAAGTAATAGATCATTGCAAGGAAGTGTGCCTACACCGTATATATTTGATGATCGTTGCCAACCAGAAGATGTAGCAGATGCTATGCATTATTGGTGGAGTTGCTCAGACTATCTTCGAACAATTTATGGTATTGATGGTAGACAATTTTGTTTAGATAAAGGATTAACTTCAGTAGCCATGGCAGACAAAATGGGAGAAATGCTTGAATTCTTAATGCAACGAGGACCGGTAAATAGACCCAGATACACAGTAACAGAAGTACAAGACAGAACATACGAAAACATAGGAATCGCTTAATGAGAAAAGTAGTTATATCATCACCAGTAGCAACACAATCTGGTTACGGACATCATGCACGAGAAGTTATCTCACAGTTCATGAACAAAAAGAAAGACGAATGGGACATCAATTTACTTTCAATGCCTTGGGGACATACTCCATTTACATATCCAATATCTAATGAGTGGAGAAAAAAGTTTATAGGGTTACCTTTGCAAACTAAACCGGATATATGGGTGCAAATAACTGTGCCTAATGAGTTTCAAGCAGTAGGTCAATACAATATAGGAGTAACTGCAGGCACTGAAGGTAGCGTATGTAATCCAGAATGGATAGACAGAATCAATCAGATGCAACTTGTTATTGTTCCTAGTAACTTCACCAAAAAGACATTTGAAGACACTGCAGCAAAACATGGAAAAACTATAACCACCAATATTCAAGTGGTATCGGAATATTTTGATGATAAAATATATAATAGCAAAAACGTTACAACATCAATACCAGCAATAGACATTGTTCCAGAAAAGAATGCATTCTTGATTTGTGGTCATTGGTTGAACGGGGTGTTAGGAGAAGATCGAAAAAATATTAGTGGTGCATTGCATTGCTTTTTCACAGCATTCAAAGACAAGAAAGATAAGCCGGCTTTAATATTGAAATCGAGCGGAGCAACATATAGTGTTACAGATAGATGGGAAATAGAAAATCGCATCAATCAGATACGAGATATGTTTGGATACGAAAAGCATAAACTTCCTAAGGTGTATCTTCTTCACGGAGACTTGACAGGAGCTGAAATGAATGCTCTGTACAATCACCCCAAAGTAAAAGCCATGGTGAGTTTCACAAAGTCAGAAGGATTCGGAAGACCATTATTAGAATTTGCTACTACGGGTAAACCTATAATTGCCCCACACTATTCAGGTCAAGCAGACTTCTTGAAAAAAGAATTCATATGTGCATTACCTGGTAAAATGACTAACATACATGAATCAGCAGCAAATGACTTTTTATTAAAAGAAGCAGAATGGTTTACTCCTGATTACGGATATGCCAGTAAAATGCTTGTTGATGTGTTGAAGAATCATAAAAAATGGAAACAATTGGCTACACGTCAAAGATATTTCGTTAACAGCAATTTTACTGAAACGGCTGTTGCAAAGCGTTACGATGAAATAATAGAAATTATAGAACAAGGAACCACAGCTATACCACAACAGGTAGAATTGAAACTTCCTAAGTTAAATTTACCAAAACTTCAGAAAGTATAACATGAAAATAAGTTACGCTATAACAGTTTGCAATGAGTTTGTAGAAATACAAAGTTTAGTTAATTTTCTTGTTGCTAACAAACGACCACAAGATGAAATTGTAATTCAATTTGACAGCAAAGGTGACTCGGAAATAGAAGCATATTTAAGATCACACTCTATTAATGGAGAGTTCAATTGGTATTCATATGATTTCGAGTCTGACTTTTCGAAAATGAAAAATCGATTAACTAGTATGTGTAGTGGCGATTATATATTTCAAATCGATGCAGACGAAATCCCGTCGACATACATGATAGATGCATTACCAGAAATATTAACACACAATGATGTTGATGTGTTCAAAGTACCAAGAATCAACACGGTACAAGGAATAACACAACAACACATTGACACTTGGAAATGGGGAGTAAACGATAAAGGGTGGATTAACTTTCCTGATTATCAATGGAGACTTTATCGTAACAATGACAAAGTGAAATGGAAGAATCGGGTGCATGAAGTATTAGACGGATATCAAACCATGGCATACTTGCCAGCAGAAGAGCAATGGTGTCTACGCCACAACAAAACAATAGAACGACAAGAACAACAAAATAAATTATATCAGGAATTATAGATGTACATACTTTCAATAATTACCGCAATTGGTAAATTAAATGATTATGATATATTCATCGATCGTTACATTAAAAATGTTTTACAACAAACTATATTTGATCG